CAGCACAAAGGTTAGCACTAGTACCACCAAACGTATTGATGTTGTCATCAGTCCAGCCTTGATTAAGTAGGTTGTAATAATGATTACGAGTTAGTACCGTAGGTCTTTCATCTATACGGAGGCTATCATCTAGCCCATTGAAGTCTCTCTCTTGTATGGTGATTGCTGTGACAATAAAGTTACTACCGTCAAAAGTAATCTTAAGAGGTTCTAAATGCTCACTAACAACAAACAATGCACCAAGCCCTGATGTCATTTCAAAAGGAAACAACGCAACCTCTGCAGGCTTAACAGCAAAGCTAAGCACATCTACTTCGCCTAAGAAGTTAGAGGACACTGCACCTATCTGTGAATAGAACTGCAGGATTGTACCTACCTGCTGTACCACGATGTTCAGTGTGCCAGAGTTAGCTACGAATTCCCAAAGGTGAGTACTGAACGCTATGGTCTGTAAGGCACCCTTAGTTAGTACAGCACCATTCACACTGTTAAGTGCGAAGGACTGCTCAAGGTCTATTCCCGGTCTACGTCTTACACTACCATCAGTGTCAATGATACAGTTGTCAATGTCGATAGCTGCTTCTTGCGGAAAGCCCACCGGGGTGAACTCCGTAACAAAGCCGCGAGTGACTTGTATCTTGGCATCGACTGCCTTTTGTCTAGCCATTATCTTACCCTTAGAGTTACATCTATTGCTGTAGCATTCACACTATCAGTTTCGTTCTCTATGAATATTTCTATGAAGTCACCAGTAGTAAGATTGATTTGCCAAGGGACTGATATCTGCTTAGGGTCACCTGAACTAATGTTAACAGCTATACCACTGCTGGTAACCTCAGTACCGTTAAGTGCTACATAACAACGGAGGGTTTTGTTAGTACCAGATGCCGGGTCAAGCACTACGGATATGTCGATAGGAGTCACTAGGTCACGTTCCCCGTTGTACGTTGCACGACCAGCTGTAGTAGTTGTGAACTGTGATGCACGTTCTAATGTGAATGTACCTGCTACAAGAGTAGGGACACCTACCGATAGTACAGTCGCTGTACTGTTACCTACCATTGCTATTAGAGCATCAGGCATGGTATCTGCTACCTCGCCATTACCCTGAAAGTTCCAACGGAAGTCATCAACTGTAATACCTGATAACGGAGTCGTAACACCTTGGAATTGCACGTTGCTTACATTGGCAATAAAGTTAGCAGCTACGTTAGCACTAGCAGCATCACCCTTGATACCGATACTACCTGCACCACCATTTAGTACTGCACCGTCAATGTTAATTGTCTTAACAACTGCACCAGTGAAGTCTATTCCCACGTAACCTGTATCAGTACTATTCAGTGCAACAGATTCTATCCGAACACCATTAACGGATGTGCCAAGTATTACTATACCGTCAGTACAACTAATTGTCGTGCTACCATCTACCACTAATGTACCAATATCATTGAATGTGCCAACAGTCTCACAGGCTATCACTAGTAAATCTGATATAAGCACTATGCTTGTAGCGGGTGTAGCATCTACCCAACTGAACACATCTGAACTAGCACAGCTAACTGTGATGTCTTTGATAGTTGCATTAGCATCTGCACCTTGAAGCATTGGCACAGTGCCAGTGTATGTAACGGTTGCTATGAAAGCAGCACTACTCATTATGCTGGAACCTGCACTGAACTGTAAGAAGTCAGTACCTATGTTGACATTGGCACCGAACAAGTATGCAGTGTTTGCAGCTAGGGTAATCTTACCTGCAGCAGCAGTAGGTAAATCTGCCAATACGTTAACACGTACTACGTTACCTAGTAACGCTTCATATACAGCCGTGGCTACACCAGTAGCAACTAGTACCTGTCCTTTACCTGCAGAGGCGGCACCTTTAGTTTCATGTAACTCAACCCCTACTAGGGCGTTATGTAGAGTCATAATTTTATCCTTATAAACAAAAAGGGGAACCCTAAGGCTCCCCATTTAATCTTGAACCTTGGCTAGATACTAATCTTGCACACGGCTTAATAACTCTTCGTACTGAATCTCAAGTACAGCTTTACCTGCAGTGAAAGTACCAGTAGCTGCTACAACTAATTGACCAGCGGCAGTGCCGATACCCACAAGGTTGTTAACTAAAGCACCATTACACAATACAGTTTCACCAACTGCATCAATAGCTGTTAAAGCTACTGCAGCATCAATACCATCGGCATCAATAACTGTACCATCAGACTCAGATAAGCCTAAGTTGTACGATGTACCACCTGCAAAAGCAGTAAGCACACGTAGTGTTGCTTTGATGATACGAGCGTTACCCGGTATGCGAAGGTTTGCTTCGTCCTCACCTGCTACAGGTAAGTCATCGAAACTAAAGGTGTGAACCATAGTCACGCTGCCCTGTGAGCTAGCGTATTTACTTGGTAACGTATCTTCAATCTCACGAGTACCGTAATGCGTTGCTGCTCTACGTTTGTTGCCACCAGAGGCACCAACGGTAATACTAATTCGGCTTCCCATAAATTTCTCCTATGACACTTGGTCGATGTCAGTACCGATTACTACTAAGTTCTCATCACGAACTAAACCTGAACCCCAACGAGCGGTGGTATCAACCTCAGTTTGTTTTTTCTTGTTGTTCCATTCAGAAACTAATAGAGGCTTACGTCTCCATGCTAATACGAACGGTGCAATAGATGGACGAGCTAATGAAGTGAAGAGATTAGCGACACCATCAGTAGTAGTTTTACCATCAATTGTTTCATTCATAACAGGAAGTAAGTTGCTTTCAAATACATCAAAGCCATATACATTCTTAATGAAACGGAAGTTCTGTTCGATACCACTTTCGATGATACCTTCCCAACGAGGGTTATTACTAACGTTGCTTAAGTTGGTTAACGTTTCTAACGTAAATGCAACAGAAGGGTCAACGATAGCTATTAAGTTTTGACGGGCAATCTTAGCTTTCTTCAAGCTGTAGCCAGCAAAAGCAAAATCACTAGTCGCAATAACTTCGTTAGTACCTGAACCAATCTTACGATGGGCAACACCGTTGATTAAGTTTTGGTTGTTAATGCCTGCGAACTGTTGGTTAGACAATGCTAACGTATCAGTTTCAAAGCGTTCCATGATAGCCTGTGCTTGCTCAACAGGGATAGATGCGATTGCTTCCGCAGCCCACATACTGTCTTCCATTAAGACTTGGCTTAAGCTATTGGCAGCGATTACAGGAGCGTTCATTGTGATAGTGGTTTCACCAGTATCTAACGCATCGAATGTAACTTCTGCACCTTCGGGTAGGTCACGCACTAAAGGCGTACCGATAGATGGCATTGTAAATGCAGTACCATCAGGAAAATCTACTTGGCGTACAAACGGCACACCCATTAAATTCTCATGTAAAATTTCTTCCAACTGAACCTGCCACAGTTCCGAGCGGATAATGCTATCGCTGTTGGATGTAGTATTACCAGACATAATATATTCCTATTGTTTATTGAAGAACCTGCTACCAAGCAACTGTGCTTGCTGCTGTTCTAATCTAAATTTTTGGTCGATTGACATACCACCTTTCGCATAAAGCTCTTGAATACCTTTGTAATCAAGCTCACCTCCTACTGAGGTGGGGGTAGTATGTACAGTACTTGCGGGTAAGTTGTTCTGCTGTGAGCCTTGCTGCTGTTGTCCAGTACACAATCTAATCACTGCTGCAGGAGATGTTTTGGCTAACTCATCAAGGTCAACACCCATCTCTTTTCCTACCTTCGTATATACTTCATTAGCTCTGGCACCTAACGTCTTACTCAAGCTGTCAGTGACTAACTGTGTGTTAGCTTCTGCACTGTTGGTAGCGTTCTGCTTTGCCATTGCATTTTCTATCTGTTGGGCAATAGTTACAGTATCTTTCGGGTCAGCTTGCTGCTGGTCGGCAGGTAGTTGATTATCACCGGGAGGTGTCTGTTCATTATTTCCATTCGATTTAATAGCAGCTAACACATCTGCGATGGTTTGCTGATTTGCTTGCTTGTCTTTCAAGGTGGTCGCCTCAGATTCAAGCGTAGTAATATGGTTCTGACCATGTACCATTCCCTTGGCTAAATCTTCCACAGTGGCGTATTTCTTTCCTTCGCCCACTAAAAGTTTAAGACTGTCTTCACCGCTTAATTCGTTTTGGTTATTAGAATTGTTTTCGTTATTACTAAATAAGCTATTAGTTGTACTCATTATATATCCTTCGGTTGGTCACCGTCAAGTATTTCTATCTCTTCTGTCAAGA